TTTTAATGTGTTATCAAAAGTTAGCCGAATAGTTCCGTAAGAACTCGGTCCAATTAACGTTTAAATTGGTGACTGGTTAAGTAAACCCGCTCATTAACGTAATAATGTGATACCTAATAATTTAGGCCAGCGAAAGCATACGGTTGGAAGTACCTACTCAGAATACCTCTGGGTGTCGATCAAAGACTTTGGAACCTTTGATCTATTAACATGAATCCACGATTCGTCTCGTTAAAGACGCACTCTTAATGGAGGTAAATTATGTTACCGAAGCTCGATTTACCATCGAAGATCGACATCGCTTGTCGTAAATTACCTAGAGTTAAGTGGCACGCCACAGAAGAGATACAGCGTCGATTTTTCAACGTCCATCGCAAAGTTGGCAAAGTGTACTCTTCTTCAGCTACGGCATTCCTTAAAGCGAAAGGAATCCCAATCCCTCCCCCTCGCAGCGAGTATGATCCTATTGGATTGTTCTCTGACCAATTCTTTAATTACTGGATTGATCAGAAAGTAGAGTGGGATAATGACGCATTTTCTTACGCATATCGCAAGGTGTGTAAGGCATTTGAGTCTATGAAAGGGTTGAAACAGGTGACTCTTGATACCGTCTGTGATGAGGTAATAACTTCTGAAAAGAAGCTAAAATCTTCAGGCGCACCTCTCTTCCTTCCTAAGGAGGAAGCATTGCGAGAGGGAGATATCGAGAGAGCCCAACGAGTAGCGGCTGGCAGAAGCGCTCCTGTCTACGCTGTGGCCTACTACCGAGCACAAGTTGGTAAGATAAGACTTGTATGGGCTTTGCCTTTGAGTACGATCTTGGTTGAAGGAATGTTCATGGTTCCTATCATCCGGAAGTTGCAAACCGTTGATGTTCCATACACCATGGGATATACATCAGGAGCAATGGCTGGTCGTATGGATAAGCTAAGCTATAGCTCGACTCAGTACTGTCTAGATTGGTCGAAGTTTGATTCAACAATACCTTGTCGTGTGCTGCACGCTTGTTTTAGTATAGTTAAATCTTGGTTCGACGGGCTGGACGAAACAGCCTTCAATGTGGTTGAGCGAAACTTCTGTACTTGTCCTATCCTAATGCCAGATGGTTACATCTATAAAGGCAGGAAGAGAGGAGTTCCAAGTGGAAGTTACTTTACTCAGTTGATCGACTCTTTAGCAAACATGCTTTTGACTCATTACATTTCTTTTAGAATTGGTGAGACTATCCAAGAAGCCGTTTATCTTGGTGACGACTCAGTGATGTCTATGGGGGTATTCCCAGACATAAAGGCATGGTCGAAAGAGGCGGAGATGATGGGAATGAAGATCAATGCTGCTAAGCAGGTTGTGACACATTCCAATCCTCATTATCTCGGACACAATTGGGGAGGGATCGCTACTCATAGACCAATAGAAGAGACCATCCAGCGAATGGCCACTTCAGAACGCTACAAAAGGTTTTCTACCCCGCAAGAGCGTCTAGATTATGAGCTAGATAAAGCCAAGGCACTTTTGGTGGACAACGCTTCAGCGTGGGAATTGCTAACCGAGTACATGGCGTTTCTACGTCGAGAGAGACCAGGTGTTACTAGGATGTTGTTAATGACTGGAGGTTGGTCTAACGGCACCTCAATCCGGTCGGGAACTGCTAAATCCCAAGTCTTTAAGACTAGTCCTAATATCTCTGGAGACGGTTTAAAGGTCAGCATTGGACAACAGATGTTACGGCATTAGGGTGCTGCCCACGTACATCTCACAGTATGTCAACTACGTGCGCGTAGGAGAGTAACTCAAGGTGTGTAAGTTTAG